CAGGGTGAAGTCTTTAGTCTCACTGGTTTCCATCTTGTAGCTTAGGTATCGACCAGCCATCCTAGTATCGACCTTGTACTGGGTAGAGCTATCGAAGGTGACTGCAGCCTCATAAGATGGGGCGGCTGGGGGTAGGTCAGCTGCACCAAAGGTGAAGTCAAAGAACTTGTCAGTGGATGGCGTAGAGATCTGAGGGTAAATCCTATTGATGACCTTGTAGCTACTCAGAGGCAGCTGCGCCTCTTGGTCTAGGTCAATACCTGTGCGCTCTAGGTACACTGACTGACTTACCTCGGTGGTCTCAGGTAAGTTAAGGTTACCTGAGTTAACTAAGTCTAAACCAAGTAGCCGGGGTCTGGTGATTGGGTTAGGGGTTGTTGGTTGGAACAGCCTAAACTCAATGATGTCATTATCACTAGCAGTAAAGGTTCCTGCAGATGAACTTAAGGTTACATCAAAGATAGTTTTATCACTGAAATATGTATTGGTTAAAGTAACATTAAAGATACCATAGTTTGATGCATCAATGTAGATTGCTACTTGTTGAGCCGTTGTAACTGCCCTGATTTCAGTATCATGATCTACACTATTGTTATCGACATGATTTACATTGATTTGATCAATATTACTCCAAGCATCACCCGTATCAATTCTGTTATACCATAGGCCTGGTTCTCTAGGGTATATAGAACCACTAACAGCAAGGTTTGCATTATCAGGGCTTTCAGAAGGTAAGATATAGCTACCTGTTTTGGTTGGGTTATCAATACTTAAAGGACCGGGGTGTTTCTGAGAGACAAACACTGGATAGCTGGTAAACTTAGATTCTTGGCTGTGGAATGTACCACCAGTGGTGCTGTAGTTGGCTGATGCTGATGCGTAGGTTTCTTCAGAATCAAGGTTAGCTAAGGTCCCTGCAGTTACGTTAGGGAGATCCACGAAGGACCATGTGTCTGACCTGTAGTTATAGACAGCTGCTCTATTACAGCCACTGGCATCACCATAGACAGACAGGTCATCACCTGAGTGGTAACAAAAGTAGATCTCTTCTAAGGATGACACATGAAGAACAAAGCACTTGTCAGACAAAGACATGTCGAGGCCATCAAAGATATAGTCTCGGACCCGGTTGTCACAGATGGATTGCCTGGTGATACCATCGTTTACATAGATGTCATCCCGGTCAAATACGTAGTGTTTACCTTCGACCTCTAGGATGCAGTTCTGGTTAATGACACCAGCATCATCAAAGACTTTACGGAAGTTAAATATGAAGGTGCCACCTACGAACTCCATAAGCCACACTTGGTCACTTGAGTAGATCAGGAAGTTGGAACCTAGGGTGGCCCCGTCTACGATGGGAGTCCTTAGCTGCACCAGATCATTGAAGCCTGCAGACTTGGTGGTGTCTGTGGCATCCCAGGATCCAGGTACATTGTTGGCTAAGGTAATATCTGAGAAGCGTATGCGGTTAGGGTAGCTGGTGCTTCCCTCGGTTAGGTTCAAAGCTAACATGAAGTCACCAAAGGACCTCAGAGACTTAGTGCGCCATGTGCTATCCCAGTTGGCTAGGTCACTAAAGTTACTAGCGGCGGGGGTTCTAGCTATTGGTATCCTAGAGGGCCTATTGAGGTACTCTACTGATGCTAGGGTGGTGCCTGTGACTGGGGCTGTAGAGGATGACTGGGAGTCACTGTGGACAGTCGTGAGGGCACCATTGGCAAACTCAAAGACATCAAAGTCCTCGTTAACTATAAGCACTGTGTCGAAGGAGCCTGGGTTGGTTAAGCCATAGACAAAGACTGGGACCTCAGTGGCACTGGTGGACCACTCGTAGGCGGTCCTAAAGATAGGTGCCCTCTCCACGTTGCCCTCAGTAAACCTCACGTTCTTGGCTTTGGTGAAGGCGGCGTAGGGTAAGTTGAAGGGGTCAACATCGGTGATTACGCCTGCAGCACCTAGGTTTCTTATGGGTAGCAGGGGCATCTATGTGTATCCTATGTCTTCATGATGTAGGCTAGTGCATAGTAAGGGGGCTTGTTCTCATGAGCCTGACCACCACCTGTGTTACCTATGGAAGTAGATGTAGACACAGTGATACCTGTGGTGGCACTGTCTGTGGTCAGCGTAGTGTTCTCTGAGTCCCTAGAGGAGACACCAGACCCTGAGGCTCCAGTCTGTCCTTTGTAGGTGTGGGTGTGACCTGGGTCAGTTACCGTGGATACTGAGGTAGCACCGTGGTTGTGAGCAGGCATCTCATCTGAGGTTAGGGTAACAGTAGATGCACCGCCTGTGGCTCCTGTGGCATAGGTAGACCCAGATCCTACGACAAACCTGTCACGTAGGTCGGGGGTTCCATTAGCGCCATTACAGATGACCCATCCAGTGGGGATAGCACTGTTGGCACCAGACCACATAACGATAACACCAGTGGGTACACTGGAGATACTATTGATCTGGGTCTGGATGGCACTGGTAACACCGTCTAGGTAGCCTAGCTCGGTGCTGGTGACTGCACTTACTGCTACCTTGCCACTGGAGTTACTTATGATGGCACGGCTGGCTGTCAGGTCGCTAGAGGTAACAGTGCTGGCCGCACCATTCACAGTGTTCTGCTTGTTGTCTAGCTGGGTCTGGATAGAACTGGTGACACCATTTACTCTAGACAACTCAGTGTTGGTAAGACCACCAGCCTGAAGGCCAGACAAGAGGTTAAGGTCATCCACGTTGCCAGTGTAACCATCGAGCTTGTTGAGCTCCCCGGTGGTGCTGGTGATACCATCTAACGTATTGAGTTCCGCTGTGGTGACTGTGGCTCCATCCAATATGTTGAGCTCAGTGCTGGTACTAGTGATACCATCTAACGTATTGAGTTCTGCAGTGGTGACTGTAGAGCCATCCAGTACGTTGATCTCTGAAGTAGACGCAGTGACCCCGTCTAGTACATTGATCTCAGCTGTGGTGACTGTGGCTCCATCTAATAGATTGATCTCTGCAGCTGTACTAGTGACACCATCAAGTATGTTAAGCTCTGCAGTAGACGCAGTGATACCATCAAGCACATTGATTTCTGCAGTGGTTACCGTAGCTCCATCTAGCAGATTCAACTCAGTGTGGGTACTAGTGACTGCACCAGTGAGACCGGGGAGAGTAGCCTGCAGAGTACTCTTAAGTAGACGTAGGTGGTCATCAGCCTGGGCGAGACCATCAGTAGACACAGGATTGCTAGGGTTGAGGTCACTGATGTAGGTGCCGGTTTCTAAGGCCATACTGTGGTGTCCTATCTATGGTTTTCTATGGTGTCCTAGGTTACTTAGGTAAGCCTAGGTGGACCTAGGTTATGCGAGGTGGAGCCAGGCTCCATACCCTAGCCACGCTAGCTCAACACTGGTGAGACGTAGGCGGGTAGACTTAAGGTCATCTGGGGGTCCCCAATAGAGGTTCAAGGATGGGAAGACATGGATGCAGTTGTCCAGGTCTGGGGTGATGACGCTTAGGTACATGCTGGGGGGACCTTTGTTTTCTGAGGGGACCTTTGTTGACTGAGGTGGAGCCTCTGTTGACTGAGGTGGAGCCTCTGTTGACTGAGGTGGGATAACAACAACAACAACGAAGGTCTTTAACGGACTTTTGAAATCTATTGATTGATTTGGGTACTGGGGGCCACAAAAGCTGGGCATGGGACCCGTGAAATCACTAGGTCATTTGTAAGTCATTGATTTCATTGGATGCATAGGTCAACGGATACACTATCTGATGACAAATGAAAGCGTAGGATTGGAGTTGTCTTGGGATGACGGAAGAATTGTTAGGCTAACATGATGAATCTTAAAGACAAATCGGGACATTAGTCATTAAGACATTAGCGCCACCTCAGTCACACATTAGTCTACCTCAGTCTACCTCAGTTGATCCACGGAAGACCAAACCACCATGGGAGAAGACAGGAGACAGTCTGGGAGGGGACTGTAGTGTCATGTGGTTTGGTCATCGGTAGATCACAGGTCGTCGTCACTGGTAGCTTCCTTCGTATAGGGGTCTCTTAGTACCTAGGTGTCTAAAGGTGACTTAAGAGGCATCGGATACACAGGATTGGTCATCGGATAAGGGGCATATAGTGAACATCGGTTATCTTGTGATTAAATGCCTTGATAACCATAGAACTAGGTCCTATGTGCCAATCAGTAGGGACTTAGGTCCTAGGTTGGTGCGGGAGAGCTAACCTTTAGTACTCTTTAGCGTTACCCCCGCACCAGCTGCCTTACCTAGTTACTCACATGTCCTCTGGCCTGTCTGTGGGTCGTAGTAACAGGCCTCAGCACCCTCAGCACCACCGATGTCAGTACCTGTGTCTTCCTCAGCCTGTGGTTCAGCTGTGTCCTCACTGGTTGATGCATTGAGTATGCCATAGCGTTTACCTGATGCTCTAAAGGTTGTGCAGCCACTAGCCCCGCCATCATAGGCTTGCATGTAGACGTCCTTGAACTGGTCCCAGGTTACATCAGCACCTACGTTGCATGTCTTAGAGCAAGCAGAGTCCACGTAGTGTGATGCTAGGTTAAGCACTGCCACATGGTCAAACACAGAGAGGTCATCGGCCTTCTCACCTTCGATACCATGAACTCGGTAAGCATAGTCCTCTACTCGCTCTATCCTAGGTCCATCAAAGGTTTGGATTGTGCGGTCATAGTAGTGACTGAAGACTGGCTCGATACCTGAGGACACATTGTCAGCTGATAGACTGATGGTCCCGGTAGGAGCCACAGATAACAGGTGACTGTTGCGGATCCCATGCATACCGATGGCTGCTTGGATATGGTCTGGTAGTGTCTTGATGAAATTAGACTCCAGATACTTGACGTTGTCATAGAGCGGGAAGCTCCCCTTCTCAGCTGCAAGTACCACTGATGCCAAGTAGCATTGGTCTCTAATGACGCCCATGACTTCACCTAGCTTGTCTAGGAACTCTTCAGAGCCATACCTTAGACCAAGCGTCTCCAAGGCATTGGCTACCCCAGTCACACCTAGGCCCATCCTACGTTTATCCTTAGCTTCCTTCTCTTGGGCTGGCATAGGATACACCGCACGGTCCACTACGTTGTCCATAGCTCTCACCACTGCAGGGATGTCCCTAGACAGCTGCATGATATCCAGGGAGAACTCATCGGTGTAGGGGTCTTGTCTGATGTACTTGGTCAGGTTGAATGACCCCAGCAAGCAAGCGCCGTTAGGTGGCAATGGCTGCTCACCACATGGGTTAGTGGCTGCTATGGTCTCACAGTACCAGAGGTTATTCTTCTGGTTGATACGGTCGATAAACAGGATACCTGGCTCTGCCCAGTCCCATGTAGACCTTAGGATATCATCCCAGAGGGCTCTGGCATCTACTGTCTTGTACACTTGGCCTTCAAAGGTCAGGTCAAAGAAGTCACCAGTCTTAACTGCATTCATGAAGGCATCAGTAACCCCGACACTGATGTTAAACCCTGTCAGTGTGTTGCTGTTGTTCTTAGCCCTGATGAACTCCTCGATGTCTGGGTGGTCTACACGTAAGACACCCATCTGAGCCCCTCTACGGTGTCCAGCTGAGGCTATGGTCTGGCAGACAGCATCAAAGATACCCATGAAGCTGATGGGGCCTGATGACTTACTGTCGAGGCTTTTGATCAGGGCACCACGGGGTCGCAGGGTGCTAAAGTCATAGCCTATGCCACCCCCAAGCTGCATGGTTCTAGCTGCATTGGTAGCAGCCGCCATGATGCCTTCCATGCTGTCCTCAATGGTAGGAGACACAAAGCAGTTGTAAGGCGTCACGGTCCTGGGTGCGCCCATAGCACTCTGTACCCTGCCAGCCGGTAGGAAGCGCTGGTTGTACAGTATGTTTCTGAAGGTATCGAAGTGTTCGTCACTGTCTTTGAGGGCATTGGCTACCCTTGTCATGGCCTCTTTGAAGCTCTCGCCTACTGAGCGATACTTCATCTTATGTATTTCTTCTGAGATTGGCAGGGCTGGGCCAAAGTCGTTCTTCATGTCATTCATTGGGGTTATTACCTTCAAGCATATTGATACGCATCTCGCAGTAACGGATGCACTTCTCTAGATCTGTGATTTCGGATTCATTCTTGGTTAGGCCATCGTAGGTCTTGCTGCCTGCGCGGCTGGCGTACTTGATGACGTTACCACGCCAGAACTCCATGCCGTTTCTCATGATGTATCTGACGGGCTGTATAGGCCACTGGGTGTAGTGTGATGGGTTCTTTACTGAGTCAGTCATTGGCTGTCTCCAGTACTTTCCTGGGGCGTCCACCACGCTTGTTGTTTAACTCAGAGAGCCGTGCCATTGAGTTCTTCCCACCGTTACGCAAAAGGAACCTGTCGTTGTCTCTTTTGCAAACCTCAAGGTAACGGTCCCACTGGGATAGTACTGAGGCTTCAGTCATCCCTGTCTTACGTTTTTGTGGCATTAGTTTCATGGCGTGGCTCCCATAGTTTGATTGTGTTGTTGTCCAAGTCCCAATCCTCATACCTGAGGATCCGCGCTAGACGGGCTTGGGTTAATGCATAGTTCGCGTTTAGTTTCTGCTTGGCATATGCGTTGACCACCGTGGACCAACTAGGGTTTTGCTTGAGCAGTTTCTCGGCTGTCTTAGGACCAACCGAGGGACACCCAGTGTAACCATCGGTGACATCACCAGTGAGTGCTTGGGTGTAGAACCATAGATCTGCTTGGGCCTTGTTGATCGTTTGAAGCTCACCAGACATTGGTCTGAAGAGCTTGCATGGCACCGACTTAAGATCCTTGTCATCACTGATGACGATGGTTTGATGACCCGGTGCTGAACCTAAGATGCCCATGACATCATCGGCTTCCAGCATCGGTTCTATGTGCCAGCGGTAAGTCTTCTTGACCCACCTCAGCATCTCCAGGTAGCCAACGGGCTTCCTTACTTTCTTGCGTCCACCTTTGTATGTGGAATCTAGTTCTTTTCTGAAGTTACTCTTGTCAGACAAGCAGACAATGAAGTTACCAGTGCCTAGGTGGTCACAGAAGTCATCTATAGTCTTTTGGAATACCTTCTTAGCTTCCTTTAGATCTGTAGACAGGGACCATATGTCATCACCCCAGTCTATCTCTGTCTCACAGGCAGCGCAGGCTCTGTAGAGATACAAGTCACCGTCAATGAGTAGTACTGTCTCTTCCTGAGGCGACTGCAAATACTTCCTTAAGTAGCTCATCTAGCTCTCCTTTAGCTTCCATGCCGTACTCTGTGATGATCCACTTATGGGCATAGGTTTCGTCGCCTACATTGGTTGTGATCAGGCCCTCGCTGGCAGCTATGGCAACGTAGAAGGCACCTTTTCGTGAGAAGTCCCCACTGATACTGAAAGGCTGTCGCCACGCCCTATCCAAGACCAGGTAGAAGCACATGAAGTGTGCCATCTGGGGGTTTACCTCAGTGTGTAGCAGCCCAAGTTGCTCCCACGGAATGTTCTGAGGTGATGGGTATTTTAGTTTTGAGAGCAACCCCTGCTTCTTGCGCCATTCTTCTAGTGATATCACCGACATCGGCAGCTACCTCTTCTGTTTTACATGCGATTTGAACTTCATCGTGGATCCAACCAACGATGTATGCGTCACCTTCGTGATGCCTGGTTAACTCAGCATCGACCAAGTCTACCCACTTCTTACAGATGACAGCGCCAGCTGACTGTAGAAGCTGAGAGAGCAGCTTGTGCTCGCTACGGACATTCAACAGACGTCCATCTAGGCCTTTAAGGTGGCCGCGTAGGTGGGCTCTGCGAAGGTTTTTCTGAAGCTGTGCGAAGGCTGGGATGGCCTTGTTGAAGTTGTCTTTAAGCTTCTTGCCTTGCGTAGCGTTGCCCCCGGCAATCTTACCAATCAGCTGATCACCACCGCCATACATGGTGGCATAGATAAACGTCTTGGCTTGATCCCTGGTGGCTAACCCAGCTGCCTTCTGGTTGTGTGTGTGGATATCACCATCGAGCACCTGTTTTGCGTAATCACCACCGTCATCTAGGTAATGCGCTAGACACCTAAGCTCCAACCCTGACAGGTCAGACCCAAGCAAACACCAGCCCTCAGGCACCGTGAATAATCTACGACACTCTGCGCCATAAGGAAGGCCACACTTGGGCACCTGGGCTAAGTTGGGCCCTCGGTGTGCCGCTCGGCCACTGACAGTGCCACCAGACACGATTGTGTGTCTTATGCGGTCATCGTCATCGACACGTTTGAGCCACGCTTGTGGACCCTCAGCTAACTGGCCGATACGCTTCTGTACAAGGAAGAACTCAGCCAACGCCTGTGCCTCAGGGTAGTGCAGCCCAGCCAGTACTGTCTCGTCTATCTGGGCGTGTCCGTTGTCTGTAAACTTCTTAGGTTTCCACGCGTATTTCTGCTTTAGACAGAACTCTATGTGACGCCGGGAGCTAGGGTTAAAATGGATGGTCTTACGCTTAACAAAGAGCTCACCCTTCTTGTAACCACGGGTCTTGTTGTTGGCCTTAGGGTAGAAGTCTTCGGTAACTTCCCAGGGCGGGAAGAGTTCATGCAGACCATCCTCTAACTCTTGCCGCTTCTGTGCTAACTCAGAGTAAAGCTTAGTGGCTGCAGCCTTATCGAAGGTCCAACCGTTGTTGCCAATACGGAAGCAAACCTCAGCCAACCTATGCTCAAGGTCTATGCTTTCTTGGCTAAACCCGCTGTCCATAAACACCTGGTACAAGGTCATAGTGACAGCGGTGTCTTGGAGACAGTAGTCCAGCATCTCTTGGCTAAAGTTCTCCCAGCCACCATCGTATTCACCTTTGTATATACCGATGCGATAACCCCATGCCTTGAGGCTGTGGCTACCTATGAGCTTCCGAGGGAACTTATGAGGCTTGAGTTGATGTTTGATTGTATCTGTCTCGGCTAGGGTTGTTCTCATTAACCGGGACATGACTAATGTATCTGATACTTTGCCTATGACGCTAAAGTCTGGATACAGCTTCTGAAGAACAGGGATGTCGTAAGCTATGATGTTGTGACCGATGACTTCCTCGGCGTTCATCAAGACGTACAACGCACGGTCTATCTCATCGGGGCCAAACGATAGCTTCTCGTTGGTCTCAACGTGTCTTAGACAAATGCAATGTACGGTGCTTACAGTATCAAGAAGGCCGTTGCTCTCCAGGTCAAAGACCCAGCGGCTCACTCTTCAGTTGGCCTTGCCTTAGGGCGTAGGCTAGTCATGGGTGCTAAGTTCTTAAGTGGCTGTACCAGCTGCGCCTTGAAGCACTGGTCTAGCGAATGTTGATATAGGTCCTTCTTATGTGCCCAAGACACACAGTCATCGAAGGATTCAAAAGCCACAATGGCTACAAAGGAGTTTACTAGGTTCATCTGTTATCACCTGACCCCTCAAGCTTTCCACGCTCCTGGCGTGACTTAAGCTTCTCTAGGTTCATGTGTGCGACCTCGTTGAGGCTGATGCCCAGGTCCCGTGACAGAGCAGCAATATACCAAAGGCAGTCACCAAGCTCTGAGGCTATAGCAACGCGCTGGGCGTCTTTGAGGTCCTCTAGACCACCTTGGTCGATCCCGTGATCTCTGATCAGCTTTTTGATCTTGTCACAGACTTCCCCGGCTTCTGAGGCCAACCCCAGTGCTGGATAGACAACCTTCCACTTGTAGATGGCAGTGGCAGCTGTGTCTGCCTGGTAGTCGTTCATGGTCAGGGAATACAGATAGTCTGTCTCTCTATTTCTCATGTTGCTCTCCTCTTAGTTAAAATGGTGCGTCGAAGGCATCAAAGTTACCTTCGGCGTCTTTGAGCCTGCCTGTGCTCTGGCTGTACTCAAGCACCCCAGCTGCACCGACTTCCCCGGTGTGTCTGTTCTTCAAGACAACTAGGTTACGCAGGCCAGCTGTGGGTTCATCTGGGTCTACTTGGATGCCAATGCAGCAATCAGCCAGCTGGGCTATTGCATGGGATCCACGTAGTTGGCTGAGGCTTACCTTGGCACCGCCTTCGTGCCCTGTGTCGCCCTGGGGGCGGCGTAGGTGGCTCACGACGATCAGACAGATGTTGAGCTCTTGAACCAAGACACGCAGCCTGTTCATGATGTCATCTACCAGACGTCTTTCGTCTGACACCTGACCAGTCAGCCCAGACACTAGAATGCTGATGTGGTCTAAGAAGATGACCTCAGCGCCCAGCGCCTTGTTCATGTAGCGGATGCGATTCAAGATGATGTCTATGTCGGTAGAACCAAAGTGGTCGAACAAATAGAACTGACGGTCTTTGACTAGGTTATCAAAGGACGCCTCGATCTCTTCCTTGGTGGTGCAGTCAGGGTCCACACTGATGTTCTTACTCATATGTAGGCCAACCATGCCTTGGGCGGTTCTCTTGGTTGTCTCTTCCAGCATCAACATCCCGATCTGAAAGCCACCCATGTGGACATGGTAGGCAATCTCTCGGACGAAGGTTGACTTACCCACACCACTACCAGCGGCTATCGTCACAAGGGATCCAAGCCTCAACCCTTTGGTGATCTCGTTGAGTCGTTGGTAGGGGTACTGGATGGGAGACACGGCCTCTTGTTCGCCTATAGTCTCCCGTAGATCTGATGCGCTTACGATGCCATCTGGGCGGTACTCACGCGCCTGCCATATAGCGTCCATGATAGCCTTGGCATTACCGTCCACCAGAGCCTCTGAGGCGTCCTTGTAGGAGCCTAAGTTAGCTATCTTAGCCATGCCTATCGGAAGGGCCTCAGCGCACTCCAGAGCCGCCTCTTGGCCTGCCTTGTCGTTGTCGAACATCAGTATGATCTCTTTGAATCCACAAAGGTAATCATAGTTGTTCATGAGGGCTTTTTTGGCTGACTGAGATCCGTTGGGGACGCTGACTGTCGGCCACTTGTTGCCTTGGGCCTGAGACACCGACATGCAGTCTATTTCGCCCTCAGTAATCACCAGCTTGTTGCCGTTGGACCAGAGGTGAGACCCAAACAAAGTCATGGCCTTGGCATCACCAACGATAGAGAACTTCTTGTCTTTCGTCCGTACCTTCTGAGCGCAGCGCTGGCCGTTCTTGTCCCGGTAGGTCGCAAGTTGCACCATCTGACCACCATGCTTGCCAACACTGTAGTCAAACTTTCTGCATGTGGCCTCGCTCAACTTACGTGATGCCAGGTGCAAGTGCTCGCCGGGGATCAGGTCACGGTTAGGCGGTGCCTTACTTATAGTGCGCTCATATCCAAACTCTTCCTTGCCATATGCAGCGCAGCCAAAGCAGTAAGTATGCCCATCATCATACAAGGCGGCGTTGTCTTTTGATCCACAGGTTTCGCAGGGGACATGGGCAACAAAGTCGCTTTCAATAAGCTCAGTCATGGGGCACCTGCTTTAACCCAAGCAGTAATCTGATCCATAAGCTTCTTAGCTTGGGTCTGGCACAAGATCATTGTCTTGATTGCTTCTTTTGCCGACTCTACTTCCTTGTCGGTTTTAGCCATCAAAGAATGTAGCTCTTTATGGAGAACAATAAGCTTTTCACTTATCTGCTCATCTTGGTTACCATCTGGACCAAAGAACTCTTCTCTGATCTCTGACACCCAGCCCCACCTGGTAATGTCTAGGCATTCAGCCACAGCTTGGTCGGTGTCTTTACCTTTGTATCTTTGATTTTCAGTGTCGTAGACGTCCTGCAGTAGACCAATGATAGAAAGCTTCTGCTCTCTGGTAGGTTTGACAAGGTCATTGGTTTTCGTAGCTTTCAGGGTAGTTTTTCTTTTAGTCGGCATGTGGTTTCTCCCAATAATAAAAAAGGGGCGACCTAAGCCGCCCCCTTGCTCTCACTTTTTGTGGAGATGCCCAGGTTTCTTAAGACGCCTGGTCTCTCGCTCTCGGATATGTGCCATTCACACGCTCTCCTTTGTTGTGGCTTCTTTCAGCCAGTCATCAGGTATGACCTTGTTGGCATACCTAAACCCATGCTTTTCGCAGTAGGCTGCGTAGGTGGTCTTGGACCCCTTGTAGAGCTTTGCATTCTGATTACTGAAGACGAGCCTGATGTCTAAGTCAGGCTGTTGCTTCTGGATCAGAAGGTGCTTGGCTCTATCCATGACAGTCCAACGCCCCTTGGTTTCGACATAGAAAAAGCCACCAGGTTTTGGCAGCTTAAAGTCGGGGGTGTACTTGGATTGTCTGGCAGGGATTACATAGAGGATCTTCTCGGTCTCATAGAGTAGCTCGATGCCAGCCTCTTTGATTTGCTGGGCGACCTTGTCTTCAAGACCAGAGCGAAACCCATACTTAAGACCAACCTGTTTAGAAGTCGTAGTTATCTTCTTCAGCGTCTTTGGTCTCAAAGCTTTGAGCTCCTGTTACTGTGTTGGCTACATAGCCGCCCTCGACAGCATCAAAGCCACCACCATCACCACCGCCGCTAGACACTGGATCAATCACTTGAACGGCACCTAGGCGCAGGCTGATGCCCTTCTTGCCAGCCGAGGTGTAGCCATCAGCAATGCCAGAGACGCGTAGGGTAGACCCACCAAACATGGATGGAACCTGGTCGCGGGGGATGGGGTTACCTTGAGCATCATAGTACTTTGGCTCGTACTTGGATTGGAACTTGAAGACGATCTCGCCTGTCTCTGGGTCCTGATCCATAGGCATCATCACCTTGTCCTTAGCTCCAAAGCTTTCGCTTTTGACGTTCTCTAAGATTGTTTTAAGGGACCCAGCGTTCTCTGGTGATATCTTTAGTTGCACCTTGTATTTACCCTCAGCATCAAAGGCTGTGTCTGGGCGTCCTGGTTGCAGCCAAGGATATTGGGCTGTTCCAGCTGGGCTTGTAAATCTAGCTTTGCTCATCTTTTTTAGTCTCCTGATTGGTTTGGTTTGATTTAGCCCCAGGCAAAGTTACCTTCGCCTCTTTGGCTTGCTTAAGAAGCCAGTCGGGGATGTCCTGTCCTTTGCTTTGGAACAGGCTACACAACCCCAAGATTTTCTCTCTTGGGTGCATTTGGTTGATCCTTTTTTGTTACTTCTTCCTTAGGGGTCTCTTAGTCTTAGACGTAAAAAAGGCCCCAAGTGGGGCCTCTTTGGTTAACTTAGGTTTTTGGTCTTAGTTAAGAAAAACAGTATTCACTGTCGCGGATAGCACTGATGTCTAGGTCACCTTTAGTTGGCACCGGGGGTAGCTCCATGTCTGGGTCAGACAGTCGATCCCGGCATTCCTTCTCAAAGTTCGCAAAGACACACTGGTCCTCATACATGTTTACAAAAGCATCTCGGATGCAGTGGTAGAACTTCCATGTCTTATCGATAGACGTCCCAAAGCTGTCGTGGATCATAAAGAAGTCTTCCACGCCATTCTCTAGGCCCTCACAGATAGACAAGTGCATGTGGGCGGCATCTAGGCTGTGGATGGCATTAGGGCTAACCCCATTCCTAGATTTGCGTGTGTCAAACACAGAACCAAAGCTAGCCACGTTAACCCTAGTCTCCTTCCGCAGCTTGGCCTCTCGGTCATACAAGAAGATTCTCACGCGCTTCGTGTCGGACTTAGTGTAGCGCTGGACAACAGGAAAGCCTGAGGGTGACGTCCAGCGTACCGACTTGCTTTCCCTAGCCAGAGCATCCGCATATGCTTGGTAGAACTCCATGCCAGACGCCACTGACTTAATGACTGTCTGGACCGCCTGGTAGTTTACCTTAGCCAAGAACCTAGCGTAGGACTCTTGTTCTCTACCGCTAACACCAAACGGATGCTTACTAAGCTCACCATAGCTCACAGCCTTCTGTAGTGGCTGCATGAGGTCCTCGATCAGTTGATCACCAAAGCCTCTCTCAGCTGAACTGTAGCCATACGTCATGACGTTACGTTTGACCGTAGATCGACCGACGCCAACAGACAGCCAGACCTTAGCCTCTTCTGAGTCATCCAGCTTAAGTAGCCTGTTAACTTCATCAGCAACCACCTGGTAGACGTCTTGGCATTCATCTGATGGTGTTAGGTTGACCATAGCTCCATCCTCGTGGCGCAAGGCAGCTGCATAGTGTTGGACCCCGGAGTTAGTGCCATCCAAGCTGATCGGAAGGTGACAGACGTAATCCTCGATACCTTCGTCTTGAAGCTTCTTGTACTCCACGCAGGCAGCTAGGAACTGGAAGGGCTTGTCAGCCTTAGACCAGATGTCAAAGGAAGCCTTGAAGTCTTCAGCCACACTAAGGATCATAGGCTCGTTGTCTAAGCACCATTGGATCCTGTCTTCTAAGGACTTCTTAGAGATCTTATTGAAGTCACCTACGTTGGCTAAGTGGATAGACAACCACCCAGCATCACTCTCCTCGATCTTCTTGCCTCTGGCAAACATGAAGAGAGACTTAATGTGATCATCGCGATGATAGTTAAAACTAGAGACAGGATACATTCGACCCCTAAAGTCTAAAGACCAACCAATGTAGAACTCATCGAACTTAGACATCTCTCTAGCGTCATGTAGATCACAGGCTATCACTTGGACGTTGGCCTTGGCCTCAATCCTTTTGACATGCCAAGCCTTCTGGTCTTTCCTGATTTGCTGAATGTATTCCTCAGACAGACCAGAGGCGTCTTCAGGTAACCTAGGTAACTCTGGTGGCTCCATCTCTGGGAACTTACCAAAGCGCTTCCCTTCTGCAGACACCCATTCCAATGCAGCTAAGGTAGTAGGGTTCACCTTAAGAGGAGTGGCTTGTAGTGCGTTCAAAGCTTGTAGATACTTAGGTTGACCATACTTCAGACTGTTGTCTATAGCTCTCCGTTGTTCCCCGGTAGACTTACGCACCAAAGGCACCAGAGAAGACAAGACGTCATCCAAATAGACACCAGTGTCAAAGTCTTCCCAGGGTGTAGGGGGAACCACCATTGGCCCAAACATGGGTGTAGCCCAAGCTTCTCTTTCAGTCATCGAAAGCAGCTGCTCAGTGGCTTCGCTAGTCAACTCAAGTGACCTCATGGTCTTAAGGTTAACTGTGGCCTCAACAAGGTTGAAGACACCAGAATACTCCAGGATGGCGCTTAGGATGGGGGCAGCTACTGCTACACGCTTCTGCTTAGACCACTTAAGAGAGCTATAGCCTTCCTTGGCTGCAATGATACGCATCGCCTTAAACCGATAGCGTTCACTGGAGTGAGCCTTGGTAACTTGGGTGGACAAGCGCTTGAAAAGCTCTTTGTCATGCGCCTGTAGGCCTTCAGCCCACTTCTCATGCTCTACCCTAGCGCCAATGTTACTTAAGGCTGTGGTTAATACGTTAGTTTTTAAGACAGAATCAAAACAACAGTTGAGACCAATGTATGCTAGTACATCAGGATCTTGGTTCTCTAACTCCTCGTACCAAACTGAGCGCTTGCCGAAGCCACTAGAGAACCTCTGTAAGTCTTCTTGAAGTGCTAATGTTATTGCTTGTGATACCTTCGGGAGTGCCTCTACGATGATCCTGTGTGGGACCTCTTGTTGGCTTGGTTTTTGTTTCTCTTGTCTTCCCTGGTATCTATCGAAACCCTTAGATTTCATTTGCTGCTCGATGCGAGTCTGATGCTCGCTTAAGGTATTAAGTGTATTCACTTCACGCCCCCCTCAAATGACCACTCTGTCTTTGGTGGAGCTTGGTGTGGGGCACTCCAACTACTTGCTCTGCGACCGTGGCAGCTACCGTCAAGCTTAGGCTGTTGCATCTATAGTTCTCCCGTGTATTTCTTCCTTAGGGGTCTCTTAGTCAAACCCTTGATATCATTAGATTATTTTAGAGGCCAAAATAGGCCCCTAAGAGAGCATCTGATGTGCTATTTCTTGGAGCGTCTCGGGCTTGGAGTGGACATACTTAGCAGTCGTTTGACCACTACGATGACCTAAGATCCGACCGATCAGCACCGTGTTAACTTGTAAGTCGTTAGCCATGTAGGTGGCGGCTGTGTGACGTAGGGTGTGAAACACAAAGCTACTGTCATCAGGGGCAATATGTCTACGTGCTTCAGCCCACGAATTGTAAAACTTACGGTGCGAGTGGTGCTTTTTTGGGCAGAAGTCTAACGCCTGTAAAGCTGCGTAGACACTTTTGGGGCACGGAACCATCCTATCGTCCCCGTTCTTAGTGTCAATTAGAGATATCCAAGTGCCAGCCGAATCAGTGACAACCATTTCTGGGGTGATACTGAGGATCTCACCAAGTCTCATTCCCGTGCCGACACCAATGGCAACCAAGTGCTTCATCCACCAGTGCTGGTGCCCATCAAAGAACGCCTTAAGTAGGTCAAGCTCACCAGCATCCATCCAGCGCACTCGGCCACCCTTGATCTTAGCGAAGGTAATCTTGGGTGCCTTCTCGACAAGCTCTAGATCTAGGGCCTGCTTATAGACGCGGCTTACAGCTGCCTTGTAGTGGTTAATGGTGTTCTCACAAAGCCCCTGCTCTTGTAGGTGGCCCACGTAGTCGTGGATGTCCACTGCAGTGATCTTATCGAGGGGCTTCTTGCCGGTATCTTGGAAAGCACTGAACCGCGCCAGTTTGGCTTTGGTTTCTGCTAGGTGTTTCCCAGACCACATCCGGGTGGCCTCTTTGTTAACGAAGTCAATAAAAGTAATCATCTGTAAGTCTCCCAACTTATGACGCTATGACGTTGTGTGTGTCCCAAGCGGCATCCCTGATCGCTTGGTCTATAGCCTCATCGCGGCTAAGGGTGGTCTGGTAGCTATCGAGGCTGCAGACACGGCAGTATTCAGTGACGGTAACGGCGTTACCCCAGCGGCTATCGTCAACGTAGGTTATGCAA